CTCGGGCGGCGGCCAATCGATCGACCTTGCCTTTGCGGGGCTGGGCCGGAGGGGTGGACGGTTGAGGGGTTGGGGCACTGCGCCCGTGCACCTTCTTCACCGGAACCTTGACCTTTGCCTCGGCGGCCGGCTCTGCCCATTGGGCCTGCAGCTGGTGCAGGCCACCGATGATGAGCTTGAATCCCGGGGCGCGCTGCTGGAGTTCCGGGAAGAGTTCCAGGAAGGGCGCAACCTGCTTCCATTCCGCGGCCTGCGGGTCCGCGGTCCAGGGATAAAGCTCCTTGGCTCGGGCGTTGAAGGCCTCGGCCTCGGCCGCGAACTTCTGCTCGAGTTCCCGTCGCAGAACCTTCTGGTCCAGGCGGAGGTCGGTAATGGCGTCCTTGGCTTCGTCTCGGCGTTGCTCGATCTGATCCCTGGTGAGGACGATTTCCTTGCCGTCCTGGCCAGGGAGTCGGAGTTCGTCTTCACCAGTGTCTTCCAGCTGCTGCAGGAATTTCGGAACGGCGCCCAGCACCTGTTCGTGCTGTTGACGGTCCAGGTTCAGCTGCTGCATGCGGGGATCGAAGGCGGTGAAGTCCATGCCATTGCCGGGCGAGGCGGTGGCGGGGGTGCGGGCGGATAACTCCGCAACTTCCCCTTCCAGTTCCTCGACGCGCCGGTTGGCCTTCTCGCGTTGATCGGTGAGCTTGTGGATGCGCTTGACCATCTTGCCATGACCACCGGGAAGTGCGGCCTCCTCGATCGCCTCGAGCATCTCGGATCGGAGTTGCTCGAATTGTTCGTTGTAGGAGAGCGGGGGTTCTTCGGTGGACTCGGGTTCAGGGTCGGGTTCAGGGTCGGGTTCAGGCTCTTCGGATTCGGTTTCAAGTTCGTCGGATGGGTCTGACGAATCGGACTCATCGGACGGATCGTCGGGTTCGGTTTCCACCGCGCCGTCAGGCGCATTGCCATCCTCCGAAGGAGGCTTGGTGGGCGTTTCGTTTGCGTCTGTATTGGTTTCGGAGGAATCGCTGGGATCCTCCACGATGGTGGGATCGGAGTCTGCCTCACCCTCCGGACCGGGAGATCCCATTACGGCGAACTCGGCGGCGAGGCTGCCCAGGGTCTGATTGGCTCCGGTGGGAACCGGTGCTTCAGCTCGGGCTGTTGTGGTTGCTTTTGTTGACATGCTGTTTTTCGTCTGCAAGAGGACCAGGCGGTGTTGGTTCATGGCCCCGCCAGGGAACCAGTTTCAGTTAACAGGCTGCACTCTATAGCAGGTGGGACGAGGGCCGAGGGGCGAGGGGCGAGGCGGGTGTAGCGGAGGGTAGTGGAACGTAGTGGGTGGGGGAGTTACGAGTGGTTCGATTTACGGTTTTCGGTGGGCGGCTCACCTTTGATCGTTCTGGCTGGAAAAATTACACGCCACACATTCCATCGCACTCGTCCATGAAGTCCCAAACCTCTTGACCCTTATCTTCGTCGTTGTCGAAAAGCCAGAACAAGGGGATGGAGTAGACGCGGAATCCGGTCCATCCTGCAAATTTGATTCTTTCGCCGCGCAACTCATCCTAGACGTTCTGCTAGGAAATCACGGTCTCCCGTCAGCTCCCACCCAACCCATCGCTACCGGATCGCTCTCCTGCCAAAATTCCGAGATGTAATCCACCATCTCCATGATTTCCTCCCGTGGTTTGTCCGCTCGGATCATCTTCAGAAGCTCCATCGTTGCCGCTTCCATGTCCGGCTGATACTCCTCCAGGTATTCCGTCGTCGTTTGTGGTGTTCGTTTTCTCATTTTTCAGTGTGTAGTTGCTCAAGAATTTTCCACGCTTCCGCAGCCACTGCCGGAACTTGAGCATTGCCGAGCCTTGCAAGTCTGTCCAACCCTCCGGGAATCCCATAAAACATTCGGCGGCCTTCGGAGTAGGAAGGAACCCGTGATACAACATCCACAGCGGCCAGGGAGCTGAGCCATCCTTCCCATTCTTTGAGGTTTTTTGGACGTATCCCGTTTGGTGGTTTGCTTTCACCTGCCCGACCGCTATGGGATCGGTCTTTTCCAGGATCTGCGTTTTCAGGATTGTGGGCATATACCCAACACCGTTCACGCAGATGGGGATAGCCGATGTGTCCAGCTCCCACAATTCCCCAGACCGCATCATACCCCATTTCGGCAAGGTCACACAAGACCACGGCAAGTCCTCGTCCCACAAGCATTGGAGAGTTTTCAACGAATACCCATCCCGGTTGCACTTCAGATACAATTCGCGCCATTTCTGACCAGAGGCCGGATCGCTTACCGCTAATCCCTTCCGCTTTGTAGTTCGCCGCGCTGATGTCCTGACAGGGAAAACCCCCAGAAACCACGTCAACACGTCCTTTCCACGGCATGCCGTCGAAGGTGGTAACGTCGTCCCAGATTGGGAACAGGTCGAGACATCCATCGTTCTGTCTTGCTTTAAGCAGTTCCCTTGCGTGTTCCTCGTATTCGACCGCGCAGATCGTTTTCCATCCAAGCAATTTGCTTGCAAGTATTCCGCCTCCAGTGCCTGTGAAAAGTGCCAACTCATTCATCGCAAAAGTGCAGAACAAGACGGCGCAGACCAACACCAGACCCCCTTGAGTCTTGCGCTTCACCCTGTTCAATGGTTCTTATTTCAATCATCGCTGGCTCCCGTCTGGTGTGGCTGGCCTGATGCGTTTTGAGTTGTCGGGCGCAGCTAGGCTGAACAGAGGCGTCCTTGGCGATACATCGCCGGTCACCCCATACCGCCTTCCTCGTCGTGGATGGGGTCTTCGGGGTGGGGTTGGGATTCGGGGCGGGGATCGACGTGGCGATTGAGGGCGCCAGGGAGGGTGAGCTTGAAGGCCCGCTTGGCTCCGGCGGCCCGGGCGAGGATGGCGTGGTCCAGCACGGTCTCCAGGGAGCACAGCACGTTGTCCACCTGCCGTTCCTCCTGGGCGAGCAAGGCGTAAATGGCGCCAAATTTGTCCAACCGGGAGAGTTCGTGGATGGCGCCGTGGATTTCCTCGGGGCTCATCTCGCGGCCGAGGGCTTGAAGTTGTTGGCTGCGGGATTTCATGGGGGAGTTGACGAGTTCAAACTCGATGAGGACGAGATGGGGAATGGACTGGTGAGTGAAACCAGCGGATCATCTGGGCGGTCCAGTATTTCTGCCGCCGGGGTTTACGCGCGCGAATCATGTTGTCTGTGGCTTGGAGCATCTTGAGGCATCCCCGGTCCGCCGTTTGAGTCACGATCAGGGTCATGAGAGTTCCTTGACTCCGGAGCGGCCGGCGAAGGCATTGGCGCCGAGTTGCTGGACGGAGTGCATGAGGTTCTTGAAGTAGTTGTCCATGAGGTCGTGGAAACGCTGGTCTTCCTGGTAGGCCTGCTGGTAGTTGGGGTTCTCGGCGAAGACTTCGTTGAGGTAGTCGAGCTTGCCGCTGGCGCTGGGATCGTTCTCCACATAGTCAACTTCGTTGCCGGCGAACATCTGTAGCACGTCGGCGCGGACTTTCTCGCGCATCCGGGTGCTGGCGTCCTGGCCGGGCATGAGCACGCGATCGCCGAGGGAGGGATCCACCAGGTCGAAACAGGCTTCAATGACGGCGTCGGGGTCCATGCGGCCGTTGCGATCGATCTGCAGGGTGTCGCGCATGAGCCCTATCTTCTCCTTGACGACTTCGGGAATGAGGTCTTCGGCGGTGTATCCGAGGTCCAGATCGAAGTTGCCCTGGATCTCGGCGCGGGAGAGGCGGAGGGATTCGCCCTGGCGACCGGCTCCGGTGAGGCGAACGTGGGTCTGGGCGGGCAGGTATTGCTGGCAGAGCTGCAGGGTCTGAACATCGACCTGTTTCCAGGAGGCGAGCCAGTTGTCCACCTTCTGCTGCCGGAGGGAGGTGGATTGCACGACGTTGGATCCTCCCCGGGCGAGGCGCCCGTGGTATTCCTCCTCGAATTCGCGGACAGTGTGCTCGATTTCCTGCGAGCCCAGGTCATGCCGCGGCACGTCGAGATAGCCGAATTCGGTGGGGCGGCTGGTGGCGACACGGGAGCCTGGTCCCCATTCATTGACCTCTTCGCCTTCAGGGTAGTACATGGGCGGCACGGTGGTCAAAGCAGTGCGATCGGTCCGCGAATCCCATTGCACCTTGATCGCGTTCTGGGCGGTGATGCTGATCTCGCCGTATCCGCGGGAATCATCGGGCTGCCGGCTCAGATATTCGTTCTGGAAGAGGACGAATGGGTATTTGCCGTGGTCGTAGTTGAGAATGTTGTGATAGGCGACGGCCTCCGGATACCCGGGATTGAAGACGGTGTAGTAGATGCCGGGGATGCCGTCTTCATCATAACGCCGGGACCAGCAGTGGATGATCTCGTAGAGCTTCTCGGTGCCCTGCTCGCTCCAGAGGTTGAGCCCGCGCCGGACCTTGGTGCGGGTTTGCAGGGCCTCGATGAGGTTGGTGTGCTTGCCCTTGAGATGTCCGGCCGCGTATTCGATCCAATCGGCGGCGTAACCGTGGCTGCGTTCGCGGTCGCGCAGGTCGGTCTCGGTGATGAGTTCGCGCTGGTAGATGGCGCTGGCTTTCTCCAGGTCGGAGCATTCGGGCGGGATGAATATTTCCTCGTTCAGCGGCAGGGCGGTGAGCATGGGCCGGTCGGTGACGACATAGGGCCGGGGAAAGGTGGCCACGCCGTTCTCGCGAAGATCGCGGATGACCTTCCGGCGGCGCTTGGCGTCGAGGTGGGGGGCGAAGTCGGCCGCTGCTTCCACGGCTTCGGATTCGCGTTCCTGGGAAAGAATGAGGTCGGGGAGTTCGGCCTGCAGGGAAAGTTCGTCGGGGATGGATTGTCCGCGATCGGCCATCTGGCGGATCTGGGCAATGGCGGCCATGGCGGTGGCGCGCACGTCTTCGAGGTCCACCTCCACCCGCTCGAGCTGCTGTTCGCGTTGCCAGCAGATTTTCATGATGGATTTGCCGCGCTCGAGCATCCAGTTGGCGGTGAGTTCGGCTTCGCGCCGGGACTCGGTCATCTGGGAGAATTTCATCCACTTGAGGAGGGAGGTCGCCTTGTTGGCCCACTCCGCATCGCTGGCATCCATCGGATTGGCATGGATGCGCATGCGGGACCAGGCGACCATGAGGAGGGCCGCGTCTTCGCGGATGAGCTTGTCGGTGAGCTTGACGCGGTGGTCGGCGGCGCCGGGCCAGGGCCAGACCTTGCCGTCCGGGCCGGCCCATTTGCGTCCGTCGGGGCTCTGGTTGCGCCAGATGCAATGGCGGGTGTCGTAGTTGAGCCGGTCGCGATCGGCGCTGAGTGAATCCCGCTGGGAGGAGAATCGATGGAACTCGGAGGCGAGTTCGGAGATCTCGTCCTCAGTGGGGCGTTCAGCCAGGGCTGATTCGGAATGCATCCCGTTCGGGTAGCATGGTTTGGAAGTTCGGGTTGGGAGTTGGGAGTTGGGGGTGTAGTTGAGGGTAGTGGAGGGTAGTGGATGTGGGGGATTTACGAGTGATTCGATTTACGATTTACGGTGGGGTGCTCATGCCTGATCTTGTGCGTTCTGCCGATTGAGGATCGCATCCCTCAATCAGGCGGCTTGCACCTTCGCCGCCTGATAGGTGTTCATTGTTTCACGTGCAGTATTTCCCATGCGAGAGCAGCCACTGCGGGAACCTGTCCGTTGCCAATGGCCTTGAGTCGGTCCACCCGATGGGCCACCCCATGAGCCACTCGACCCACGTCGGGTTCAGACTGCCACCAGCCGACTTCGTCGGGGTATTCGACAGAAGCCACCCTGGGATTGAATCCCGATCCTTCTGCGAGGGTGGCAGGGTGCAGTTCTTGGAATCCTGATTGGTTGGTGTGGGAATCCGTTGCGGATGGTTCACGATCCATTCCGCAAGGTTCGCCTGTCCGTTCTCCTCGCGCCTTTGGGTGCTATCGGTGCTGGTCACGTGGCCGCGATTGCTGTCCGCGCCTCCGCCCCGAACGGAGCGCGGAAGGGCCCGCTTTTGTTCCAGCTTCAGTAGATCTTTCTCCGGCTCCATGGCGCAGGGCGTCGGCATGCGTTGCGAGGATCCAGATGCGATCACGGAGGTGATCCAGGCACGGTATGCCGTCAAGCCAGATGGCGTCTGCCGCTCCCAGCACGCCCCATTCCGCATCGAACCCCATTTGGGCCAGGTCTCCAAGTAAGACTCCCAGCCCCCGAGAAGTGAGCATTGGTGAGTTTTCCACGAGGACGTGCCGTGGTCCCACTTCGCGAATGATCCTTGCCATTTCGGCCCAGAGTCCGCTGCGTTCGCCGGTGATCCCGGCGCCTTGGCCGGCGACTGAGATGTCCTGGCAGGGGAAGCCGCCAGTGACGATATCCACCACGCCACGCCAGGGCCGTCCGTCGAAGCTCCGCACGTCGTCCCAGATGGGGAAGGGATCGAGGATTCCGTCGTCCTGCCGCTGCATGAGCACCCGGCGGCAGTAGTCTTCGATTTCGACGGCACAGACGGTCTTCCATCCGAGGAGTTTCCCGCCGAGTATTCCGCCACCAGCGCCTGCGAATAGTGCCAGCTCATTCATTGAAGGGTTGAGGGTTGGGGTCGTAAATCGTCATTCGAATCATTCGTAAATCACCCCAGTATTTCCCCCAGCTCTCGGGTCCACTGCCGGAGTTGATCGAGGTCCATGGTTTCGCGGGTGAAGAGGGGGGTTCGCAGGCGTTGATAGTGCTGGTTGATGCAGGTGAGGCGGAGGCGGTCGGAGGGGGTGTGGCTGAGCTGGAAGCCGCCGAGCTTGGCGAGGTCGTATTTGTAGTAGCGGGGCAGCATGCCGGCGACTTCGAGGCGGTCGATCTCCCCGGCCTTGGCCATGGCGGCCAGGACTTCGCTGCGCAGACCGGTCCAGGCCTGCATGACGGCGACGGGCAGGAGAACGGGCAGGGATTCGAAGCGTTCCTGGGTGAATGGCGGGGTGGTGTTCATGGTCAATAGGCTCCGGTGCCGGTGGCGCGGGGTTGGGTTTGATCGATGTGTTTGAGGCGGCCGAGGACGGCGTATCGCAGGAGGTCGATGTAGTCTTTGCAGGCGCCGTCGGGGCCGCCGCGGCCGGTGTAGTTGTTGAGGGACCAGATGAGCTGCCGGCATTGGGTGCTTACGAGGAGGCGGGGAAAGTTGGTGACGGCGTCGAGGGGGCGTTGCTTGTCGTAGCTGAGCCGGGTCTTGATGGCGCTGGTGCCGAGGTCTTCCTTCACTCCGGATCCGGTGCGGAGGATCATCTTGGGGCCGAGGATCTTGCCTTCGGCATCGGTCTGCACCTTGCGAAAGTCGTCGATGATGTTGGTGCCTCCGTGTTCGGCGACGTGGGGGTTGACGCCGGCGCGGGGATCGATGATGCGCCGGTGGATGTGTTCCTTGGGGGGATCGGCATCGGCGTCCGCCTGAATCTCAATGACGCTGGTGCCACCGGTGTTCTGGGTCCAGATGCGGGCGCGGTACGGATCCGATTCTTCGGGGCCGACGGTTTCGGCGTTCAGGAAGATGCGTTTGTAATCGATGATGCCGAGGCCTTCGGTGTCGTGCTGGGCGGGTCCGCGGTCGCCATCCCAGCCGGCTCGGCTGGAGTCGGTGACGGCTTTGGCGGTGGGGATGGCCCATTCGCCGTAGGTGGCTGCGTCGGGCCAGTCGCGATAGACGTAAAGAGTGCCGTCGGTGGCAACGCGGATCCAGATGGTGGCCCAGCGCCGGGCTCCGGCGGGATCGGTGATCATGTAGTTGGTGCCGGTGGCGGGGAGGTGTTCGGGCTTGACCTGGTGGATGGCGCTGAAGTTGGGGAAGGCTTTTCCAATGGTGTCTTCGCAGTAGCCGTAGGCGACTTGCTTGATGATCTTGCTGGCTTTGCCTTCGACGGTTTCCCGGACTCCGTCATAGAAGGTTCGTTCGTTGTAGAGGCTGGGGCCGAAGGGGTTGAATTGGGACCAGAAGTAGATTGTGCGGGAGTTGGTGAGGGCGCTTTGCTGGATGTAGGGCATGTGGCCGATGGGGCAGTCTTCGACGTTCTGGGTGTGGGGCAGGAGTTCGCTTTCCTTGTGAACGAGGGTCTTGGCGGCTCCGACGGCTTCCTTGATGGTGGGGGTCATGCCGTTGATGGGGGTGAAGGCCCAGATCATCTGGGCGGGTTGATAGCGGAGGCGTCGGTCGAAGACCTGGAGCCAGGGGAGGCGGAGGTTTTCGTCGGGCCAGATGGCGGGGATGAGTTTGTCTTTGTGGCCGAACATCCAGCCTTCGACATCGGCGGCATCCTGCTGGTAGGTCTTGAAGAATATCTTGGTGCGGTTGTGGAGGACGATCTTGTTGTCGTGGAAGCCGTCCTTGAGGGTGTAGTTGATGGAGTAGATGCCGCGTCGATCGCGTTTCTTGTTTAGGGTCTTGAGGTGGCGGGGCAGGTATTTCCAGATGAGGGCCTGCTGGGTTTCGTTGCTGGCTTCGATGTTCTCGGCGAGGCAGAGGATGGTGGCGCCTCCGTTCTCGACGGCGGATTGCATGATGCGTTTGGCGGCATATTCGGATTTGCCGGAGCGGTTGCCGCCAAGAAGGATGAGGAAGAGGATGCCCTGGGCGAGGAGGTCGTCGGCGTCTTGCCAGTGGGGGAGGTCGTAGCCGTATTTGAGAGGATCACCGGTCTCGGGATCGGCGGCTGCAATGCGGCGTTCGCGTTCGGCCGCGAGTTGACCGAGCTGTTCGGGTCCGCCGGCCTTGCGGATGATGCGCATGATCTCCTCCTCGGTGAACCAAGGTTCCAAGGGATGGGGGGTAACATCACCGCGGGACGGCGTTTTCGCCTTCGGCTGGGTTGAGGGCATGGTGGGTCAAGGGGTGGCGGGTGACGGGAGGTGTTCGGCGGGAAATTCGCGCATGATCTCGGTGAGGCGCCGGTCTGCCAGGGCGTATCGGGTCTGGAAGGCGAGATAGCTGCGGTCGTCGCTGGCGAGCCAGTCCTTGACGCGCTTGACGCCGTGAATAACGACGCCGTGATCGCGGCCACCGCAGAATTCTGCGATCTCAACGAGGGTCTCGTAGGTGTGCCGGGTGGCGAGGTGGTAGTAGGCGAATCGGGGGTGGACGTATATCTCGGCGCGGGATGAGCCGAGGATGCGTCCGGCGGGTTCGTTGAAGGCGCGGGCGCATTCGGTGAGGATGTGGGTCAGGGTGAGGGTCATTGGTGGTGGTGCCGGTCGTTGGGGTCGAGGAAGTTCATGTGGGCCTTGCGGAAGACGAGGTCGCAGTCTCCGGTGGGGCCGTTGCGGTTTTTGCAGATGCGGGCGCGGACCCATTGGACCTTGTCGGCCCAGTCGTCGGCGGCTCCGCCGAAGCGTTCCTGCCATTGTTCGAGCCGGGCTTCTTCGTCGTCGGTCTTGGGCTTGGGGTTCCAGAGGATGGTGACGTTGTGGGCGTCCTGCTCGACGGATCCGGATTCGCGGAGGTCGGAGAGTTTGGGGCCGTGGTTGCCGCGGTCGGCGCTTTCGCTCTGCCGGTTGAGCTGGGCGAGGACGAGGATGGGGATGTGGAGTTCCTTGGCCATGGCGAGGAGTTCAGCGGAGATCTCAGCGACCTGTTGCTCGCGGACGAGGCGGGGATCGGAGGAGCGGATGAGCTGGAGGTAATCGATGACGATGAACTTGACGCCGTGTTCCTTGACGAGGCGCCGGCTTTTGCTGCGGATTTCGTGGACGGTGATGCCGGAGCGGTCGTCGATCCAGATGGGTGCGTTGGCGAGCTTGAGGGACGCGGTGGTGAGTTTGGGGAAGTCGGCGTTGTCCAGGTAGCCGGTGCGGAATTTCTGGAGGTTGACGCGGCCGTGCTGGCAGGCCCAGCGGAGCATGAGCTGGGCGGTGGTCATCTCGAGGCTGAAGAGGCCGCAGGGTTGTTCCTGGCCGAGGGCGACGGCTTCGATGAGGTTGAGTGCGAAGGAGGTCTTGCCGGAGCCGGGGCGGCCGGCGAGGACGGCGTATTCCTGGGGGAACATGCCGCCGAGCATTTTGTCGTAGTAGTGCAGGCCGGATTTGAGGCCGCCGGGGATGCCAATGCCGCGGGTGTAGGTGTCGAGGATGTCGCAGAGTTTCTTGGCGCCTTCCCTGGCGGTGACGAGGGTGGATTCGGGTCGGGTTTCCTGAACGCCGGTGAAGATGCGGTTGGCTTCCTCGAGCAGTTTCGCAGAGCCGCCTTGAACAGCCGTGTCAAAGACGTTTTCTATGGTGAGGGAGCAGGCGCGCAGGATTTCCCGGGTGGTGTGTTTTTCGCGCAGGATCTCGAGGTAGGCGGGCAGGTTGAGGGCGCTGGGAACGGTGTCCTGCAGTTCGGTGAGTCCGCCGATGCCGCCGAGTTCGGAGAGGCGGCCGGCATCCTTGAGACGGGTGGCAAGGGTGGTCAGATCGACGGCTTCCCCGGCGTGGTGCATCTCGACGCATTGGTCGTAGATGAGCTGGTGGCGGAGGTCGTAGAAGACCTTGCCCAGGGCGGGGAGTTGCTCGATGCAATCGGGGAGGCTGCGGTCGGGATCGAGGAGGATGCAGCCGAGGGCGCCGCGCTCGGCTTCCAGGGAGTGGGGGGGGAGGCGTTCTTCGTTCTTGGTTCTTGGTTTGGCGGTGGTCATGAGGTGAGGTTGAGGGATTGAAGGCCCGGAGCACTGAGTTGGGCGAGGATCTGGGATCGCCGCTCGCGGGCGGTCTGGTATTCGGCTTTTTGGCCGGGCGTGGGCAGGTGTTCGCTGCCGGGTCGGCCGGGCATCTGGTGGATTTCCTTTTCCAGCCGGTCGAGTTCGATCCGGAGAGCGGTTTCGGAGGTGGCCCGGCTCTTTTTGCGGGCGGGATTTTTGGCGTCCGGGCCGCCTTCTGATTCCCTGGAACGAAGGCGGTTGTGCTTGGCCGCGATCCAGTGGGACCAGTTGTGGATGGGCTTGCCGGTGTAGGGGTCTTTGCCACCGGCCCCGGCGGCTTCGGACCACCATTGATCGATGAAATCCTGCGGGACGGGGGTGAGGGTCCATTGCCTGGCCTGCTCGGCGGTCTGTGGAAATCGGTCAGGGAGTTCCACGGCGGGGGGTGGGGTGCTTAACACCGTTCCTTCCTGTTCCTTCTGTTTATCCGTTATATAGGGGGAACGCAGATGTCCCCTCACAGGCACCTGAATGTCCCGTTGGAGTGACGCAGATGTCCCGTCAGGGGGACGCAGATGTCCCGTCACGGTCTGGTGAGGGGACATCTGGGTGCCCTGTGAGGGGACATCTGGGTGCCTTTCTGGGGTCTGGGATTCCTCGTGATGGCGGGCAAAGCCGGTGAGTTTGTAGATTTTGAGGCGGCCTTTTCGACATTCGATTTCCTCGATTTCTCCGAGCTGTTTGAGGTCCGCGATCAGTCGGGAAATCTGCCGGCGGGAGGTGACGCGGCTGCGTTTGGCGAGTTCATTGAAGCCGGGCCAGCAGGTGTAGGGTCCGCGCCATTCGCCATCCCCGGGATCCTGCTGCACGCAGCGATCGGCCAGGGCGAGGTGCACGAGTAGGGCGCGATTGCTGGCTTTGCTGTGGTCGAGGACGTAGGTCATGGCTTGATGGGACATGGGGCTTCTATGAGGGCTCGCAGGTGAGGCCGGTGGGCTGGATTATTCCTCGTTGATGCGAGCGAGGAGTGGTCCGTGTGAGAGGTGGAATTTCCAGAGTTGTCGTCGGGGTGTGAGGAGGCATGTCTTGTGGGTTTTGTGCTGGGTCCAGGTCCATCGCAGGTGAGGCGGGAATGTCTCGGTCAGCCGATGCAGGTTGGCGGTGGTGATTGGGATCCAATTCAGGGGCATCTAAAACGGTGGTTCGTCCATCTCGCTGGGCTTGGGGTCACTTCGGGACGGCGATTGCGACTCCGTCGCGTGAGTTGTTGGGGCATCGTCTCCGCGGCCGCCGAGGAATTGGACGGTTTCAGCAACGACGCCGAGGCGGGAGCGTTTCTGGCCGCTATCGCGATCGTCCCATTGGTCGCGCTTGAGTCGGCCTTCGATGAGGATGGGCCGGCCTTTGCGCAGGTATTGCCCGACGTTCTCGGCGGTGCGCCCGAAGACATCGACATCGATGAAGGTGGTTTCTTCCTGAGATTGGCCTTCGCTGTCGCGCCAGTGTCGGTTGCAGGCGAGTCCGAGCTTGGCGATGGCGGTCCCGCTGGGGGTGTAGCGCATCTCGGGATCGCGGGTGAGGTTGCCGAGGAGAATGACTTTGTTGAATGATGCCATGATGCTTTTCAGTGGGTTTCGGAGGTGCGGTAGTGCTGACGGGGTGTAATTTTTTGATCTGATTTACCTGGAATTGATGGGGGTGAGTGAGTCGGCGTGGCAGGTGAGTTCCTGGCCCCGGTGAACAGTGGGCATGGTGTGGTCGCGCCCATCATAAGCACTTGCCTGATCGTCCAGTGCGATGCAGCTGAACAGGTTTCCAACGTGGGCATGGACGAGCTTAACGATCACGTCGAGCCGGGTGTTGGCGTCATGGTAACGCGCGATGGCGGGGAGTTCGGTGTGCCTGAAGTGGTTCATGACTCGGTGTTATTCATGCGCCTCTTTGATGGCAACGATCAGATCCTGCACGGTGTTCGGCGTGAGAGCTTCGGGAAGTTCGATCGTGAACGCATTCTCAATGGCGAACAGGAAGGCCCGCACTTCGTTCTCGTCGAGCGCGAGGTCGCAGCCGAGTTCGAGATCCGGCTCCAGCAAGACGCAATCGTTGTATTGCTCATGGAAGAGAGCTTCGAGCCGTTGGATAATGTCGTCCGAAGTCATGGCGTTTATTTCGACGGGCCGGGGATGGGGTGTTTCCAATGAGGCGCATCGGTGAGCGGAATGATGCAGGTGGGGGTGATTTCCCAATTGGCTTCGTCAAGGCGGTTGGCGAAGAATTGCTGCTCGTCGCAGGCGCGGCAGATAAGCACGCGAGAGTCGGGGTCCGGGAGTTGATTCTGAATGTGCGTCCAGCAAAGATTCTGCTCGAGTGAGAGGATCTTGATGTTCGCCAGCGAGGTGATTCGAGGCGTAACTTGTTGGGGAAGTGAGGAGTTGCGTCTCATGTTACCAGCGGCCGGGAGATCGAGGGCAATGGCCTTCGAGAGTGTAGAGGTCTGCCGTGATATGCCTGGCGCGCACGACCATGGGCTGGCCGTTGGTCGTGAAGCGTCGGAAGTTCCGATTGGAGGCGACTTGAACGCGAACGTGCTGTTTCTTGTCGTTCAGATCCTCGCCGGGCGGATATGCGAGGAGGATGCGCGTGTTGACCGGGGAGGAGTGCACCAGGAACTCATGGACCACGCTGAGATCTACCGCATTCGCGGCAGGTGAGGCGTTTTTTTCGGAAATGGGTTCGGGGCCGCTGGCGATTCCCGCGGCATCCCTGAGGCGACTCACGCCGTTTTGGCTGTAGAATTTTTGCTGGCGGTTTTTGACGACGAAATCCACGCCTACCTGCAGGTGCGTTTTTCGCAAATTTCGAATTCGATCAAGGTTGAGTCCGATTTTAGCGGGAAGGTGCTTCTCTAGAGTCGTGAATTCAGATGGTGAAGGCGCTTTGGTCTCCAAATGGTCTGGAGTCTGTTGCATCGATGCCACACCGCCAGGTTGATTTGCGCACCCCCCCCCCGCCTCCTGAGTGGACGTGCCAATTTGTCGCTCATCTGCATCGAGATCGGAGGGCATACCGGGACAATTACCGGACATTGGTGTAGGGCTGTCTGTATTCATTGGGATTCTTCGGAATTCTCAGTTGATTGCACATCTATTGGTGCGCGGGCCGTGATGTTCTTCAGCGCCTGGAATCGCTTGGCCCAGGCCTCCGGATCGCCGCGGTCCTCCCCTTTTGATTCCGGCTCGATCTCCCCGGAACCCATCTCACCTGCTCTTTGATAGCTGATCCCCATCACCACAGCTGCCACGTTGTCTTGAACCTTGCCATCAAGCAGCCGTTGCGTGAGTCGCTCCTTCGCCAACGCACCCAAATTCATCAACTGCCGCTGCTCTCTTTGTTTAAGCGTTTCCAACTTTCCGGCGGCCTCCAAGGCCGCCTCGATCCGCCGGATGGACTGGTATCCGATCCGATACGTCCGCATGACGGTAGTAACCGGCACACCAGCAATCAGCGCACTCATTACCGCCTCGCATCGCCCCTGATCCTTGAGCACGATCTTACCCGTGTGGATATACTCCTTGCACGCCTTCACCAAGGTCGGCTGCTCTGGATAGTCACACGGCCCAAAAAGCTCCTGCTGATCACCAGGAAGGACTTCGAAATTCTCCGCCAAAAAAACCGGCAAATTGTCCTCCTCCTCACTCATGCCAGCTTCCGCTTCAACTCACCCTCAGTTCGGGCACTGACACCATCCACCGCCGGCCGCTCAATACTGTGCCGAGCCTCAAAAAAACGCACCCTCGACGCCGGCACCATCACCGACCGATCCACCTTGAGGATGCGCCCCAGGTTCGCAGCACGCGCCTCGGCGTCATTCATCGGTCCAAATCTCCCCTGCTCTATCCAATTCGCGATCGCCTGGGGAGATTTCTGGAACAACAACGCCAGCTGCGCCTGACTCCAATACATCTCGATCGCAGCACCCGTCACCTGCGACCTCCCCTGATACACGGATTCTGCGCCAACCACTGCGACCGGCGCGCCTGGTAATCCGCATCCGCCAGGTTGATCGCCACCACCAACGAACCTCCAACCACAAAACCCCAGAACCCACCCGCCATCTGATCACTCATGACCACCATGGCCAACGCGACCACTGCAATCAACACAAACACCACCCACCCCCGCATCACCTCACACCTCCCGAAATAAACGGACCGGCCAGCAGCAGGCTGTTGAGGTAGGGAGAGGAGGGTGAAAACCCACCGCCAGCCGGTCCAAAATCCGAAACATGAGACGCACTCTCCATCAGGCCTCCTCCACCGCCTTGTGCAACTGTTGAAACCACCACCGCAGACGCTCGTCGGACAACCGGCGCCTACCCGTCTCACGCGCCACCGGCCGCGACCGGTCCACCTGCGAGACAACAGCACCCTCTATCTGTTCCTGCGTCTGTTCTCGAGTTCTCGCCCTCATTCCGACACCTCCAACGTCTGCAAAACCTCCACCCGATCGCAATCGATCCAACCGACCGCGCCCCCAAAATCATTATCCCCGATCAATTTGACCGCCCGCCGATCCCGAGAAAACGCCTGCACCTCCGCCAAATACTGTTGCCCCTCAATCACGCATTCAAACGTGTCGCCCACCTTCAAATCCTGCACCCGCACCACCTCCGGAACCGTCACCTGCCGTTGCTCCAGCTCAGCCTCCACCTGAATCGCAGCCTCCCGCGCCTTGGCCGCCGAACGCTCCCACTTCCGGACCATCCGCTCCGCCACCATCCGCTCCGCCCGCAAATCCTCCAACACGGCCGCCAACTGCGCATCATTCAAACCACCGATGTTCATGCCTCCACCTCTCCATCCGCAAGCTGATGCACGTCCTGCCGAATCAACCACTCCACGTAGTTTGAGAAACTTCTGCATTCAGATTCCCCCTTCTTCCGTCCCTGGTCGTGAACGCGATCAGGCAGAGTGATGCACACTCGCTTCACCTTATCTTCAGTTACTGTGCTCATTTAGGCATACATATGGCTCATTTTGTATTCCTAGTCAAACCAAATAATACGATTAGCTCGCTTTGTATTGACTTATGCATACACTTGAGGCTATCGTGACGACGATGAGCACCACACCTCCGGAGGAGAAGAAGAGCAAAGTTGTGCGCACGACCATTACCATCACCCCGGTTCTGTCTGACGCAGCGCGCCTCAGAATACGCAAGTTTGGCTACACAGGTATGTCAGATTACATACAATCCTTGCTTAGGAAGGATCTGTTCGATGAAATGGCTACATGATCAAGCGGACCTCCATCACCATTCCAGAGTCACTTTATGAACTCGCCAGAAATCGCATGGCTGAAACGCACTTCAGCAACTTCTCCGACTACATCTGTCAACTCATCCGAGATGACACAACACCCGACATTCCAATGGACCTTCAACAAGCCGTCCAAATCTGCCAGGAATACGGCGCCAAATACAACCCGCAGATCACGGACCGCGTCTCTGACATCGCCGAGGAGTTGGTTGACATTGCCTCTCCAGGACCACCGCCGACACCCGCAGTTGACGCACCCAACGCTCCAGCTTCGACGCCAGAGCCCGACGCTCAGCAGGGGACAACGTCTCAACCTTCCGCTCCAAAGCGGGCTCGCAGGAAACGCGCGAGTAAGTAATCTGCACCTCTTTCATACCCACACACTCCTCCAACCCCTCGGACATCCCACGTCCAACCCAACCAAATTTCCATCACACTTATCCACTAGACTCCCCAGGCCACCGGGAATAATTTGCGAACAACATGAGAAAATTATCCACCCTCCTCACCCTCGCTCTGATCACCCTCCTCGGAATTGCCGCCACATCGCAGCCGCAAACACCCGGCCGCTACCAGATGCAACTGGACACCAAAGGCCTCCCCATCGTCTGCGACACCACCACCGGCCAAGTCTGGTCATCATTTGCCACCCGCACAAACTACGGCTGGCTAAGCCACCCCTCGCTCGGCGAGATACGCCCCAACTACGCCACCCAAAAATAAATTACGATTTGGGGTTGACTTGTTTATACAAATCAACCACCGTAGCGGCAGAGATCAACAATTGATCCCTCGGACCGGGCCGCACCCGGCACCAGAAAGGAACACAGTGAAATATGAAATCTATTTTAGCGGTCGCCCTGCTTCCCCTTGTTCGCTTTCTGGATTATTTGCACTTTTCTTGAAAAAAGACTTGCGCGAAATCAAGAATCGGGCAAAGTAAAGCCATGACAGCAAACACAACACTCCGCCGCCTCCAAAAAGAATCAAAGGCTCGGTTTCAAGCCGCATCCGAAACCATCCCAGCAGACGTTATTGAAGAAATTAAAAATCGGGCATTTGCTGGGGTCAATTCCGGCGAGCCACACAAAGCAACAGGAGGCTGGGTGCTCATTCCATTCACAGGAAAGGGTTTTAATCATTTAGGTTTACTGGAAGTAGCAAGCAACGCAATTAAGAACGAACAACAAAAGTCGTTTTGCTCATGAGCCACGGAGGAAAACGAAAAGGAGCGGGGCGAAAGCCCCGAGAAACTCCGCTAGAGGCGATCACTGTGAAGATCGAACCAGAACACGCGCATAAGTTTCGGGCGATATGCAAACAGATCGACAAAAGCCAATCTGCACAGATAACGGCATGGATCAAGCGAACGAGGTTGAAAGGATGAAGGAAGTCGTGCGTGGTTTTGTGCGGGACTTCGATGCTATCCGATGGGGCTGGGATGGCGACTGCGGGGCGTCTCGTCTTGTGGAGCGATTGGAGGATGAAATTTTAGAAGCGAACGTATGAGCGCACCGACCGGCGGACGAAGCAAACAGGGTATGAACAATCATTCAACAGTATCAAGTAGGGGAATCGCCCGAACTACGGACGATGAAGCCGGTTCGCGTGCGCCGTCTTGTTCTGCATTTCGCGTCGATGATGTAAGGGTAACATGTCCTCTTTTCCAAGAGGAATATGGCGGTTCAATTCCGACCTCGACGCTCCAACTTCAATTCTCGCGCATGGACATTAAGCGAGCACTCCGGTTGAATGATGAGTGGCATTCCCGACTCCCAAAACTAACAAACTGGCAAGGATGCTTTGCCTATGGTGCGGAGTGCGCCGTGGTAATATCGGAAATTCGTGAAGACTGAACAACACAGAGAACACAGAGAACACAGAGAACACAGAGAACACAGAGAACACAGAGAACACAGAGAACAACAAGAACAACAACATGAGCACCAACACGCGCAGCATGAAAACGCCGACATATGACATAACCCTGCGCAGCACCGCTGCATGGGACTCCACCATGCGCGGGAGCGGACTGGACGACCGCCCCACGTGCCTCCGATACGACGGGGACCAATTCCGCGAGGGTATGTTTGACGCCCGCCAATGGGACGAGGAGCAGGACGCCCGCGACGCATTCAACCAGCTCGCCGAGGACGGACCGTTCGCTCCGGGTCTGGAAATGGTCCTGACTCGAACTGTCTACGACGCCGCCGAGGACGACGTAGAGACGGAGACAATTTTGATCCGCGAGCTTGTGGGCTAACCAAATACTGGAGATCGACTGACATGCCCGCCCCCAAAGGCAACCAGAACGCAGCCAAGGACGGAGGCAAAACCTCCGTCCTCCTCATCCGCTGCACCCCCGCCGACAAATCCCGCTGGGTCCGCACCGCCAACAAACGACCCGGCCGCAATCTCACCGACTGGGTGACAGACACCCTCAACAAACACGCAGACGCAAATGATTGAACTAACCGAAGAACTGAATCCGGAAACCGGGCAGATCGTAATCGAGTGGCGCACCCGCAAAGGCGCCGGCTACTGCGCCACGAAACCCGAGGCCATCAATGACGCCCGCATCTGCCTAGGACAATCACCTGAATACTTGGTTCGCGACCACAGCGGCCGAGGTTACGTCAGCAACCAAGCCGAGCAAGACCTCCTCACCCGATGGGCGGAAGCCGAGGACGAAAACGAGATTAAACTCGTCGATTGGGCAGCCGAATCCGAACTCGGGGACACCTTCGCCGTCTGGGGCGAGCAAACCACGATCGAGAGAGTGAGATAAAGGCGCAGCCTCATGAAGATCTCACAGCGCACATCCGGCGGCTCTTGGAGCTATCGCTTCCAGCTCCGCAACCAAGAATACAGCAAAGGCGGATTCCCCACCGAAGCCTCCGCCCGGGACGCTGGAGACCGACGCAAAGCCCGCCTCGAAGACACCACCAACGTCGCCCGCAACCAACTCCTCGAGATCATCGATCGCGCCACCACTTCCCAAGTCATCACCGCCGAACAAATCGAACAAGTCCAGGCCATCCTCCTGCCCACCACCGTGGCCACTAGCCCCCTCGGAAAGATCCTCGACACCTACGATACCGCCACCCACCTCGACGCCTCCGGAACCACCCGCACCGCCAACATCAACGCCATCCTGAACATCCTGCGAACCGTCACCGGATTTCCAAACGACCAACTGCGCCACACCGACGCCCGCACGCTCCTCACCAGCGCCAACGCCCGCGCCTGGTTCGATCACCACGCCACCCGCGCCAACACCCTGAACCAAAGCCAGGCACGAGCCATCAAAGAGACCGCCAACAGCACCTTCAACAGCGCCGCCGGAATCCTCACCCCCAAAGCCCGTCAAACCTATGCCGACGCCGGCCTGCAGCTCCCCGACACCACCAAATTTCTCGACGCCTACCAAGCCAACCGCTTCCGACTCCCCCGCAAAGACTACTCCCCACCCTCCGAAGAAATCATCCAAGCCACCCTCGACGCCTGGGCCACCCTCGACGATCGCAACCTCTTCCTCGCTATCGGCTACAGCCTCGCCTACGGCCTCCGCAAAGGCGAAATCATCAAGGCCAAATGGGACTGGCACACCACCAGGCGCGGTTTCGAAATCCTCGACGCGGCCGCCGACGTCAAGAACAGCACCGGCACTCTCACCGTCAAGGCGCTGGATCCCTACCACACCACCCTCATCACCACCGCCCGCAACAAACACTGGCGACAGGCAACCGGCCCCATCCTCACCGGCAGCGCCACCGAAACCGGCACCGACGTATGGCGCCGCCTATCGGAATTCCTGAAACACCACGGCTGGACCACCAGGAAGAAGGCCCACGCCCTCCGCGCCTACGCCGGCAGCGCCGTCGCCATGCGCTACGGACTCCCCGCCGCCCGCGACTTCCTCCGCCACGCCACCAGCAAGATCACCGAAGAAAACTATAGCCATTTCGTGGACCAATTCTCCCCCGAAGACCCCACCGAACTCCCCTGGTCATGGTCCCGCACCACCGACCGCCCCAGATTCGCAGCCGTCGCCTGAGTTCCCCATGGCTGGCCCCCCAACCGCAAATAGCAGAATAATCATGTCCGGCTATTGTCCCGGCCATGTCCGGTTATTGTCCCGGCCTAAAACGGAATACAGTGGACACAATGGAGACCTAGTAATCTGGCAAAGTAGGAGAAAGGCGCCAAAATGGACGGAAAGTGGTACCCCAGCTAGGACTCGAACCTAGAACCAATTGATTAAGAGTCCTTCGCTGTAATTTCCGTAGAGCATTGTAAATCAGAGACTTACGCCGCTGCAACACACGATGTCCGGCTATTGTCCGGCTTCTTCTATGATTTTGAGGATGAGTTGAAGCCTCGCTTCGGCGTTGGGGGCGCGTTGAATGCGGTCCAGGATGAATGAATTCTTTGCCAAGGCCGTGTCTGGCATCGAGTTCAACCAGTAATTGACAGCGTAATCATCCATCACCATCAGCTTGCGCTCAGCCTTCGTCAGAGATTCACCGGCAAACCCTTTGCGCATGATCTCTTTGACTGCCAGGCGGACAGTCGCCCGGTGCTTCTCCGTCTCTTTGAATATCTCGCGCTTGTCGCGATCTAGCACTCCGCGATTACTCACACGCAGGAATCGATTCACGACCGGACTCACCACTGGAACGGTCTGCAATGCCTGCTCGAGGGACGACGGATCCGGCTGCTTGAGGTGTGGCTCCTTGAATCGATAGGCCAATCCACCACCCAAATCATTCCACGTCTGCTTCAGCATATCGGTCCAGACGCTCGGATCCTCGGCGGTCAACTTGTCCTGGTCCAATACATTCCCCTCATAAAAATAGTCATATGGATTCTTCCCGAAGATCGCAAACGTGGCCCAATTGCTGGCCGCACTCACCAGCGGATTCATTCCAGGCACCTGGCCGCCGGCATAGCTGAGATAACCCTCACCCCGCCCAGTCAGTGCCCGCGTCAGCAGGCCATGCATCACCCGGGCCGGTTCCCACAACGGCAACCTCAGATACTTCGCTTTGCGCTGCTCCTTGTCATCCCAGCCGAGCGGCAATACCAGATAGTTCGTGCGATCGTAATCAGACACACTATTCATCTGCTCCTTAATGTCGTCTCCCATTCCCCCCGCTTCCGCCAAGGCCTGGAGGATCGACGGGATGGCCAGGGTCATGGCGAGCTTGCCACTGAACGCCCAGGGATTCTGCTTTGCCGCTTTCGCAACGCTTCGAAGTCCTTCCTTCCAAGGCGTGTAGAACAGCGCAAAGGCATCAATCTCCGCCTTGCTCGCCGGCCGCTGAAGAAAGTCCGGACTCCCCGCCCGCTCGCGGACCATCTCTCGTTTTTGCCATTCCGGCATGTCGGGAAAATTCTCCTCGAGGTGAATCAATCCCATGATCTTGTGAACCCGCTCGAGCGTCTGACCCTGTTCCCGGTACCAGTTCCAGGCCTTCGCCAGGGCGTGCGATTTCGGGCCGGCCTTGTCCCATTGCGCGGGATCCAGACCAAAGCTCGCAAGTTTGAATTCATACTCATCGGACACGTCACCCTTGATTCCTCGTGGATCACTCTGCGCGATCAATATTCTCTCCTCCAAGGCACGCTCGGCATCCTTGTTGCGCTTTGAATGATTCAGGCTGGCCCGGGCGGCCTTCAATGCCCGCGGCAACAGTCTCGCATACTGCCTCGCTGACATCTTGGGCAGTTGCTGATAGATCCCCACCGCATCCCGCAGATAATTCACCAGCCAGAACCCCGGATTCCACTGCGTAAACAACGACTTCACCCCGCGACTCGCCTTGAGGAACTGCACGAACAAACGATTCTCGATCGGGTTCCCCTGGTTGAACGCCTCCGCAATGTAGTTCCTCACATAATACGCTTTCGGCTTCCCATCGACCATGACCGTCATCGTCTGCACCGGTTCACCCGGCTGACCGCGTTGGATGTATTCGTAGCCCTTGCCCGTCCATCGCTTGTCCGCTTCACGAATCAAATCCGGTTCCTGCTCGAGCAGCATCTCCACCACCTCGCGCTTGGCGTGATTGCGATGGGCAGCGGAGATCAACGAAAGCGACTTGTTGACCGTGGCCGTGGCCGGATTCGCCACGTCGCCCAGGTTGCCCACCCGGCGATAAATCCCACTGCCGACCCCATTTCCGAACTGAGCATCCAGCATGGCATCGATGTCCTTCTCCGGCTTGCCCTTCACCGCTGAGAACGTGGCATAGAACACCCTCTCCTCGATCACCTTCTGCAACTCCGGACTCACCAGGCCACTCGACTGAAGCAACGGCACCACCCGATTCTCATAGATCGATCGGAACGCCACCCGCGCCTGTTCCAGCGTGCGCATCGACGACTCCCCAAGATTCTCCTGCATGCGCAGCAAGGCCTCACGACTGCTGTTCGCACTGAAACCCAACGGATTCGCCACGTCATGCTCGCTGGCAATGATCCGTTGATGAAAGAGATACGCGCCAAAATCTTTCCAATCAAGATCAGCCTCCACCAGGCGCTGACCCACCTCGCGATTCACCTCTCCAAGGAATAGTTCATGCTCCGCTCCGCGATACAGGAACGAACCCACCGCTTCCTTCACCTTGCCCTTGTCCTTGTAGGACCGGGCCACGCGATAGATCGGCCCCATGCGCCGGTCAAAGTGATAGATGATATTGTCCGTCCAATCATTGGCCACCGAGTTCTCCGCCTGCTCCACCCGCTCTCGCCATTGCTCCGTGTCCCGGTCGAAGGACTCCCGAAGATTCCGGGCGCGCGTATCCTGATTGGCCCCGGTGCGCAATTCGTTCTGGATCTGCTCATAGAGTCTGGCCACCTCCGGCTTGCGCTCCATGAAATCGATCAAGGCCCGGAAATACTTCGGCGCCCGCTTGGCCAAGGCCGAGGGGTTCACCAGGAAGATGCTGAAAGCCTCCGCATACATCTCCTCGCTCGTGTTGAAATACTGTTCGAACTGATCCGCCCCGCGATGCCAGGCAATCAACGGTTTCAACTGCTCCCGCAACTCCGATTCACTCAACAAACCGCGTTGCTCAATCTCCAGCTCCACCAATGACTGGTAATCCGCCTTGACCGCCTCCTTCCAACTCGCGCGCGCATCTTCATTCTTGGGCCGCGGCCCATTCTCGCGCTCCGCTTGCCGGCGCAGCCGATTCCGATCCTTCTGCGTGAGCAACTGCTCGCCATCCGCATTGGGATCCGCCGGCATGGTGCGCTTCAAATGACCTTTCAAGGACGCGATCCGGCCCAACAAATTCCCCCGCCCATCGATCATCGCCTGCGGGAGGAAATCCACCCAATGCCCGATCTCATGCGCCAGCACTTTGGAGCCCAGCACCGGTTCCTGCTGCAAACGTTCTTCCGTGAGCGCCTGAATCTCCTGCTCGTAAATCTCACCGGCCATTTCGGCCCGCGCCTTCAAATCCTCTTCCGTCTCACCGGGAATGGCCTGTTCGGCCTTCGTGTTGGCCTCGGCCTGAATCCGCTCTTTCTCCTGATCGGTGATCAACCGAAACAAATCCTGCCGAAGTTCAATGCTGCCCGAATCCACCTTTCCAGCAACTGACCGGAACCATCCCAAGGCATCCCTCAATCGCTTCTTCAACTTCGGATAGCGCCCACCGCCCAGACCTTTGGACAACTGCACCAGTTCCGGCAAACCCAAAGGCAAGGCTGAGTACTCCACATCATCCGCCACCGGAATGGGAGCCATGGTCTGGGCCGCAGCTTCCGGAGCCGGGCCGGGCCATTGCGGATTCGTCGCCTTGGTGTTTGCTTTCAAGCCCTTGGTTCGCGACGACGGACTTGGAGGATCGAACAAATCACTGGGTCCATCCAGCAAATCACCCTGTCCCAAATCTCCCGACGTTCCCTTGAGAGATCGGTTCTGACGTTCCGCCAACTTCTCCCGTTGCGCACGGGATTCAGCCTGCGCGGCTTCCTTGTCCGCCTGCGCCTGAAAACTTTCATCGTCGTGCACTTCCAACGAGAAAGGATCATCCCCCGGCAGGAAATCCGTTGAGGTTTCCACCTGGTCCATCTCCTCCACATAGATCACCTCCGTGTCATTCACCCGTTGCCGGCCAAAACGTTTTCCATCTTCCAGCGTCACCATCCCAGTGTCCGGATCCACCGCAATCACTTCCAACGGGGTTCCCTCCACATCGAGCTTGTCGCCCACATTGAGGTCCGCACCCACCACTTCAAGCACACCGGACTCCGTGGCCGCTTCCCAGTTCTCCCGCTGCGTCGATTCTTCCCGGATCTGTTTTGCCTCCCGTTTCGTGGCCGCAGTGGTTGCCACCCGCCCCGCACTGGCCGCCGAAATCAGTGCCCAAAGGCCGGGAACTTCCATTCCGGAATACTTGGGATTGCTTTCCGACAAGGCCTTGAGGACCTGATCTGGATGCAATGATCCGCCATAGATGAAATTGTGCGACGGCGGAAGCTTCCCGGCGTCGTCATAAAGTGATTTGTTTGCCTTCCACCAGTTCTTGTTCCTGCGCGCCGAACTCGCGGACTTCATGCCACCGACCAGTTCAATATCGTCGAGCACATCGCCGATGATCGGCCGCGATGCACTCTTCCGGCGCTTGACAGACCGGGAAGCAGGGAGTTCACTTGGAATTGTGGACGCACTGTCGGGCTCTGGCGTCTCGGACGTTGACTTCCCGGCTTTATCCGTCTGGGCGCCGGGCCTTTGCCCGGTGGCCCCAAACGGCGAATCCTTGGTGATGTCGCCCGGATAATCCTTCTTGAGCCGCCGATTCTCCGCCTGCAAAGTCTTGCGCTCCGCCGAAGTCAGCGGCTGGCCGTTGGGCCATTCCTTCGCCTTGAGTATCTTCTTGTTCGTATGGAACACCATATAGGCCTGCATGGTGTTGACCACGTCCGCCACCGCCTCCACCGCGACATCGCCCACAGTAGAACTCGACGAGTCTTCAGGGGTGGCTGTCTCAACGGGAGCCTCCACCTTGTCCAGTTCCTCGGCGACCGACTCCGGAATCGGGAAGGTGTTGCCACCTGGATCGCCCACCGGTTCCGGATGGTATTCCTCCGCCACCGGAATGGGAGCCTCTTCAACTGGTAAGGAATCCTTCACAGTTGCCCCATCTTCCAGCTCCGAACTCCCAGCTTCCTCCACGACCATGGCCTTCAACCTATTCAAGGCCGACTCCGGATCCGTCACCGCTTTACGGCCGGCAGCCATGATCGCTTCCTCAATCCGCCCCGGATCAGTGGCCTCCTTCGAAATCAGCCCCGGAATCTGCACGACACCACCCACGATGCCACCCAGCGCACCGGCCTTGCCGGCCCGATCGAGCGCCTTGCCAAAATCAAACTCCTCCCCACGGGCATGGGCTTCCACGATCGACTGGCCAAATTCATCATACCATTCATCGGCCGCCTCATAGCCGGCCTGCTTGAAGATCTCCTGCACCGATGCCTTGAACCCGCCCTGCTTCACCGCGTTCACCGCAGCCTCCACACCCGTCCTTCCAAACCCACGGGTCACCAGTCCGGTGATCAATCCCGCGGCCAGCGCCTGCGGGCGGGCCACCTCGATCGCCTCGTCCGGAGTCAGGCCTTCGGATTCGTAATGCTTCTTCGCCTCCGCCAGGGTAGCGCCATAGCTCTGCAATCCCGCGGTGGCCACCATCATTGCGAAACCCGCCGGAGCCACAGCCAGCGAGGGCACCACGGAGGTGCCCGCCGTGGTGATGTCGCCCACCACCTGCGGGCCACCAGTCTCCTTCCGCAATTCAGCCGTTTCCTGCGCTGCCTTACCGGCGATGTCTGAAGCGCCTTGAAACCAATCGGCCACCACATTGTTCGCCCGGGCCGCCTCCAGCTGTCCCGGATACACCCATGGAACTAGCTCCACACTCGCCCTGGCAAGCTCGGCCAGCAGGGTGTTGCCATGTTCGCCCAAACGCTGGAAACCCTCGATCAATCCCAGACCGCCCTGGGTCCGGGCGTTGCCCGAATACTTCGGATCGCCCTCGGAGGCGTGACGCGCAAACTCAATGCTGCCCACCGCCTCGGAATCCGCCTGCGCGGCCAGCTGTTCGTGACGCATGCGGATCTGGTCCAGCTCCCGTTCCGAAGGAGGCTGATCTCCGGTGATGCGAAAGACCTTGCCGCTTTCCGGATGAGTCACCTTGTAGGTGGGCATTACTCCACCTCCACCGTGTAATTCTTGTAGCTGAAGCCCGACTGCGACGGTTCACGTTGAGCCGGGGCGGATCCAGAACTTCCGGCGCCACCGGAGCCGAAGCGTTCGCCCAACAACTGCCGGATGAGCAGATCCCGCGGATCTTCCGACTTTCGCAGATCCACCACCTTGCCCTTGGGATCCACGTAGACATGCTCGAGCACCTCACCTGTGCCCGGATCGGTGAACTGTTTGAAGTCCGCCACACTCGGAGTAACCTCCGGAGCCCGACTGGGTTGCATGCTGCCGTTGAACAGCCCGAAGCGGGCGCCGGTCTTGGGATCCTCGACGAAGACCGGCTCAGCGTTTCGGGGCTCCCTTTCCTGCAGGTATTTCAGGGCGGTGAGCAGGTCCGCATTCGAGTAGCGTTCGGAGCCGGCCGCTGCGGCCAGGATCTCGTCGGGGGATTTGCCGGTGTTGAGGGACAGTTCGGCCAGGCGGAGGAAATCCTGGGTGTCGGCCATGCGCCGTTGCTGCTGACTGAAGAGCGCGGAATCGCGGGAGGCGGCTTCCTGCCGAAGGCGCATGTTGTCGGCCAGCATCGCCTCCTGAAAGGCTTCCCGGCCGGCCTGGCGTTCCAGCTCCTGCCGTTGGGCCATGCCTTGGAGCTCGGCGATGCTCATGGTCTGCAAGCGATCGCGGGTGGTCTTCTCGCCATCGCTCAACATTTCGACGAGGCGGTTGAATTCGGCCTTGGCCTCGGTGGCTTCCTTCTGCGCCTGCTTGGCCATTGCCTGCTCGCGATCCTCCCGCAGCTTCATCTCGCGAAAGCCCTGCGCCAGGGCAGTGCCCGCCTCGCCCAGCCCGGCCGCGATCGACCGGCCCGGCATCGTGGCCGCCTGCATGAAACCTGCGGGCAAAACGCTGCGCGCCTGCCCGCCTTGATATTGTGACCAGAATGATTTGTTCATTGTTCTTGGTTCTTTGTGCTGCGTTTAAGGTCCTACCCTCTGAACAAGCCGCTGTTGCCGAGCAAGCCGCCACCCATTGCACCGAACATGCTGAGAGCGCCTCCGGCGATGCTGGCCCGATTGGCGGCAGTGGCGGTGCGAGCGGCCAGGTCCGCCTCACGATTGCTGCGATACAGGTCCGCGGCGTAGCCGCTTTCCGGGTTGTAAACCGTTGGGCCGAGATTCTGGGATTGGCCGTAGGCCTGGCTGCCCACGCCCACGGTGTTGGCGACCGCGCCACTGGAGCGACCCAAAAGGGCCAGTAGGGGATCGCCTCCGCTGGCCTGCAATTGATTGGCCACCGAGCTGGCGAGTGCCTGCCGTTCCCGGCGCCGGCGATAAGCCGCATCACCCGTCTGCAGGGCCTCCATGAGCGCGTCATTCTCGCCCAAGCCGAAGCCACGGGCGGATTGTCCGGAGCGGACCGCCCGTTGAATCTCTTTGCGGGTGGAATCGTCGAGTTCGGAACCCGCCGCGAGTTCACTGAGCGCCTGCTCCTCGAGCGCGGCCAGCAAATCCCCGCTGCCACTGGCATCGCGCACTGCGTCCGCGGTGGCCTTGCCGTAGCGTTGCAGGACTTCCAGGTCGGCGGCCGCCCGGGTTTCCTTGTCCGCGTTCTCGAGTTCGGACAACCGGGGTTGCACCTCGGCGTATTGCTCGAGCAGGCCTGGCTGGCCGTTCACCCCGCCGAGCATGTGCTGGAGGGATTGCAGATCCAGCTCCACGTATTGCGGCCGGGTGCGCGCCTCGATTTCGGGCAGCGTGCCCACCTCGGCAAAGGGGCCGGTGCCGGTCTGCGCCTGCATCTGGGCGAGGAGGGTGTCTCGTTGTTCCTGCGAGTAATCGCGTGGTTCCGGTGCTTCTATATTTGTATCTCCGCCACAGCAGCCCATGGTCAGTCTTCTTTCGTTGGGGTTGACTCTTCGGTGACATCGCCCGGCTCGTCGCTTGCGGGACGGGCTGGATTGCCCATCCTCGTGGCCACTTCGGTGGTTAAGTCAGGATCCAGGCGATCTCGATCGACGAGGGTGATCTTCTTGAGGGAGTCGAAATCGTATTCGCGGTATTTGTTGGTGATGTATCGGTAGTGCTCCCAGCCGCCACAGAGGCGGGCGACGTAGAAGATGAATTCGTGATACCAGCCTTTGAGCACATCGGCGGCCACCTGTTCTTCGGCCGCGCCACTTTCGAAGGCATTCGCATCCAGCCAGGCATTGTAGGATATCTCGACAAGCGGAATGAGCGCCGACTTGTTGCGGATCCAGAAAGGATTCATCTGCGTCTCAAGGAACCAGGCGTGTTCGGTGCCGATGACGTTCGTATCCAGCAAATTCTCCGGGTTGTCGCAATCCTCCACGTCATCGATCAGGTGGCAATGCGCCCGCCAGGCGAGGCAGAGGCGGAGGGCCTCCTCATCGCCCTTCACGATTTCCATTAAATGTTCTTCGGTCCAGTCCATATTCTCAGCGAAATAGGTTCTTGGTTTTGGCCCCTACGCAGGGGCTTAAAATTCAGCCCGGACCACCCACCGCCAACGGTCACCGTCGATAACGTCGGCATCGGTGGTCAAGGGCCCATCTGCGTGGGTAAGGCGGATGGAGGACGCGAGGATTCGTTGTAGGAGCACCATGTTCGTTATGCTGGCGCGAGCGAAAACTTCGCTGTAATGGTTGACCTCCCCACTATTGCCGAAACAGAGGGTGTCCACCTCCTCCCCCGCCACATAGCCGTTGTCGGCCGTGACGCAACGACCGACCGAGCGCACCAGATCGGGCCGCCGGTTGAAGGGATGCGTCAATTGCCAGGTCTGGGGCTCGGTGCCTCCGGTGGTTTCCGGCGTGATCTCGGCGGAGGTGAAGAGCCAGCGGCCCGATCGGTGCACGGCGTATTGCGCGAAGTGCCCAGATGAATCGTTGTAGACCCAGCCGAGCTTGGCCCAGTGCGTGTAGGCCACGGAGGTGGCCGGGGATGAGGAGTTGGTGGAAAACAACCCAAACACCTCCCCGCTGGCCTGGTCGAAACAGACGTAAACCCAATAGCCGGTGCTGGCCGCCTCGGTGATGGACGTGTCCAGCGCGTTCTTGGCGGCTGGGGTGGTGGAGATGTCCAACGTCAAGTCCACGTCCTTGAGTATCTTGGCATTGCCGGAGCTGTCCGTCACGGCCAGCCAATCGGCGTCGATGTCAATCTGATTGTTCGGGTTGCTGGCGTTTGGGGCGAGCTGAAGACCGGCACTCGTGCCCGGAATGCCCGGTGCCTGCGTGTTACTGGGCGGGGTGAGCAGCTGAAGATTCGTGCCGTCGTAAACACACTTCACCCATTGCCCGGCCTTGATGTCGCCGAGGGAAAGGTCCTGGTCCTTCTGCTTCTTGAGTGTCTTGGCGCCGAGACTGTTGGCATTGAGCGTGGCACCGGGTTCGCTGACGGTGTTGGCCTTGAAGAGGAAGGTCTGGTTCGTCCGCCACGCGCTGGGTGCGGGGGAGAAGGTGATGGCGTAGTCATCGGTGGATCCGGCGTCTTCGCCGACGTGCACCTCCGGCTGGCCGAGCTGGCTCACGATCTCGAAGTTTGTTCCGTCGTAGCGGATTTCGTAGATCGCTCCGGCCTTGAGGTCATCCGGTTGCAGTTCGGCGCTGCCGTGCCGGTACAGGTTCACCGCGCCGATGCCGTCCACATTCACATCCACCGCATCGGTGCAGGTGTTGGCGGCCTTGAAGGCGATCACCGTTCCCTCGGTGAGACTGGCCAGGCTGTTGCCGGTGGTCAGGGCGATGGTGTTGGTGCCGGTGGCGGTGGCATAGAAGAAGGCGCCAAACTCCATCTTGGCCGGGGTGACGGCGTCGTTGGCGATGTCCGCCGTTTCGGCGGAGCCGGTCATGAGGAGGGTGGGAAAGCCCAGCGAGTTGAGGCTCGCATTGGTGAGCTTGGTGGCCCGGTTCAGGAGCTTGCGGGCGGTTATGGTTACAGAGAATGGCATCAGGTGTTCTGGGTTCGGGGTGATTAATTTCTCAGGGCCATGGACCGGCCTTCGGGTTTGGCCTCGACGCTGGTGGCCAGCAATGAGAGCCGGCCGGTGGTGTTCTGGATCCGGATCTGCGCATACCAGTCGCGTTCGCTCACGAAGGTTTCGTGCAGTTCAAAATGTTGCTCGAGTTCCACCGCCACGCCGTTCTCGCCGAAGTCGATCCCGATCTGCGTATGATCCACGAGGACGGAATAATCCTCGCGCTGGGCGCCGGCGTGGTCGTCATTGGCGTTGGTGGTGTCGTATCCGCCGGTGGATCCGCCCAGGGTCTTGCTGCGGTCGAAGGTCTTGGGGCCGTAGGCGGTAACCTCCTCGCCCACGCCGGGAGTGATAACCGAGATGGTGAAGTTCGGATCGAGGGTGAGGAATTGCAGGTGAAATTCCCCGAAGCGTTCGGTCACGGGCTTGGCGCCGTGATAGCCTCGGGTGGTGAGATCGGTGGCGATCTCCAAGGGCAGAGGCCGGCTGCCGGAATGGCAGTCGATATAAACGCAGGCCTCGGGCAGGTTGCTGTCGGCATTGGTCCCGCCGAGGGTGCTGGTGGAGATGCCGGCCCCGTTCAGCTTGATGGTGGGCAGGGTGTCATTGGGCGAGATGAAGCGCACGCCGGCCTCAAGCTGCTCCACGGTGTAGGTCCCCCCGGAACTCCAAGTGGTGCCATTGCTGGCCCCCCAACCGCGGTCGTTGTCGCTCCACAGATTGTCGCCAATGGCCTTGATGGTCTGGGAACTGTCGCAGCCCCAGCCGGCGGATCCGGTGTTGCCGGTGGTGGAGGTGTCCGCGGTGACGATGTCGCCTCCGCCCACCTGCAGCGTCTGGCCGTTGGCGGGGTAATCCACGGCGATCACGTCCACATACGCCGGGCTGACAGTCTGGAAGGTTTCGTCGTTGATGCCTTCCTCATACACGCGGGTCTCGCCGTCGTTGGACACGTAGCAGAGCCGGGTCTGGCCGTTGATCGGCAGGCGCACCCAGCGTCGGATGTTCAATCCATCCCGGGTATCAACACCGGCCCAGGCCTTGGTCACGTTGTCATAAACCAGCACGGCATTGTTCACGCCTTCCTGCAGCACCTGGTAGACGGTGGCAGTCACGCTCTCGCCATTGGTGCCCCCGAGCTGGGCGGTGGTGGAATCGGCCACGAAATAGCCGCTGCCGTCCAACCGATGATTCCCGTTGATCAGGTAAAGGTCGTCATCGTCCTTCTGCTCGTAGAAATACGTCGCCCCGGTGGTGAGCCCGGTGATGGTGAGATCGCTCGCGCCATAGGTCGCCCCGCCGGTGGTGGCGAGGTTGGTGGTGTCCAGCAGATGCGCCTCATCGAGGGGCACGGCAAAATACAGTTTGTTGTCCCAGCTTTCGGCCACGCAATTGCCGGCCTGCGCCCAGTTGAGCCGGGCCATGGTCTTGACCATCGGATCGCTCAAGCTCACGTCGGTGCCCTGCAATTCGTTTTCCTCGGTCAGTCGCAGGGTCACAATGCCGCGTTCGGAGAGCCAGGCGATGTCGGTGCCGTAATCAACGACGCTAAAGGGCGCAACGCATCCGTATTTGGTGGTGACGTTGCGGAGCTGCACGTTGTCGAGATCCCCGCTCACGTTGTCCACGCGCCAGACAGTCTGCTCCTTGAGCATGACGATGGTGGATTGCTGAAAGGGGGCCATGCTGACCAGGGTGTCGTTGTCGCCGGTGTTGATGCGAAATTCGTTGAGGAAGAAGTATCTGGTGTAATCGAGCGGATCGGAGATGGCCACCTCATCGCGATCATTGGCCACGAGGAGGCGGTTGCCGTAGTAGAGTCCGAAGGAGCTGTTGGGAATCGGCAGGGTGCTGGTGCCACCGAGGGAGGGTTTCACATATTGGAAACCGACATCGAAGCGCCTCATCACCAGGGGTTCCTCGCTGGGACCGCGCATCAGCACCACGACGTTGAAGCACTGCACGAACTGAATGGCGGTGTCCTTGGTGAGCGTGACGCCCGCTGGCAGTTGAAACTCCCGGGCGGCCACGCCGGGCGAGGTGTAGTAGGCCTTGCCATCGGCTGCGATGAGCCAGAGATCCTGGCCGGTGGCTGAATTCTTGTAGCGGCCGCAGGTGTAGATCTCGGTGAAGGCCACCGAGCCCCCGGAGGTCATGCAGAGGATGAGCTGATCCCCGCCCCGCGGTTCGGGGTATCCGTTCCTAAATCGATAATTCTGGGCGGCACTCACAAAGCCCGGCGCCAACTGGGCCGGCTGGGTGCGCTCATCAACGCCCCGGAACCCGGCATCGCCATCAAATTGTGAATCAGGGGTGATCATCGATTTACTGCCGCCGCTTGGCGACTTCGACGCGGAGGTCGTTGACGGTCTTCCGCAGATCTTCCACGGTGCGGGTGAGGCTGAAGAGGGTCTTGTCCAGATGTTCCACCTTGGTCATGGGCACGGCTCCGGCGTGGGGCCGGATCGAGTGCACGGCGATGTTTGTGTGGGAGATGGTGTTCACCTCCGCCGCCTGTTGTTTGGACAAGCCCTCACCACGGAACTCTTCCCGGCCGACCACCGCAATCAATACGCTCAGCAGGTAGGTCTGGTGGCGCTCCTTCAAATGTTCCAAGGCCTGTTTCATGCTATCGCAGGGGTGGGGCGTTGGTGATGCCCCGGTAATCCGAGGGAACCTTCAGGGACGGGAGATTCGGGTCCGCCTCCTTCAGCTGCCGGTTCAAACTCTTGGTGCTGCAAGCGGTGGTGCAGATCAGGAGCGAAGCGACCATGGCGGCTGCGCTGCGTCTCACGGGTCATACCTCCTTATGCGGATGCCGCGATCGAAGGCGTCCAGTGGGTTTTCCAGCCGTTGGGCCGGGCCGGGTTGGGGCTCCATGAAGAACCACCCGCCATTGTCCGTTCGCACCATGTTCGTGGCATGCACGCCATCGCTCACGCCGTTCAGGGCCACTCCGGAGGGAATGATCACCTCGGCGTATCCCAGGGAATGCCCCTTCCCATGATAGACGCCATTGGCCAGCACGGAGCGGGTCATCAGGATGTGCGCCTCGGCGCAGAAATCCTCGCAGTCATAGGTGTTCACCACGTAGGGCTTCGTGACCTTGTCCAGCGCGGGCAGGAACTCACGTTCCAGGAACTCCTGCGAGGGGCAGACAATGTCCGACCCATCCCGGGGGGTGTTGATCACCGCCCCGTCCCGGATGAGGGTGTGAATCTCCTGCACGTAACGGGCGTATGGAATCACGCTGGCCATGATCAGCCTGCCCGCCAGTGATCCTGGGTGATGGTCTGCAACAGTCTTGACCGAAAGACGGCATCTTCCTCGGCGTTCCATTGCATGTCCTGCCGCAGGTTGTCTCGAATGCCGTTGATCAATCCGTAGATTTGTTTGGCCAACTCAATTGCCAGGGGGATCGCCGCGCTCCATGAGGCCGGGGAACCACCGCCATAAACCTCCGCCTCGATCACCAGTGTCTCAGTCGCCGTCAGACCGGCCATTGAGGCCGGCGAAATACCGGTCCACCACTTGACCTGGATGACCAGCTCCTCCAACAAGGTCAGAGCCAGAAGCAATTTGGATTCCGTGGCGGCACCGCGCTTGTAGGCCAACCGCACATCATCGGCGGAAGTGAAGGCCCGGGCCGCGTTTGAGCGCACCGCAGCAGCCGCCTCGCGAATCGAATCCGGCAACTGTTCCCGGTTCTCCGACTCAAACTTCAGGGCCGCGTCTACTGTGAGCAAGGCGACGGAAAGCGTCTGTTCGGCGCGCACGGCCACCGGGTCCGCGTTGGGTTTAAGCGTGGCGCAGCCCTTGGCCAAGAGGAGGGTGAGGGCCGCGAGGGCGGTGGTGGCGAGGATTCGTTGTTGTGTGTTTATGAGAGTATGGGGGATTTGTTGGTGTTGTGTATTGATGGAGTCAGGGAAATTCACTCAAGAGGTCGAAACCTGCGCATAGGGAGTCTTGTCATTCACCCCATGCGCCGGCCCATTCGTCAGCGTCCCGTCACTTGAACCCTCACTGTCCTTGGCGACGGTCCCGGTGCCCTCAGCACAGTAATAATGCGCCACGAGGTTCGCGCTGGTGGGATCATCGCCGCTCGTTCCGAAATTCTTCAGCCAGCTGATCTCACCGGAGGTCAGCACATCATCGTAGAGCCGAACATCCGCGACGGATCCGTCGAAGTATGCCCCGCTGAAAGACCCAAACCGACCGATCACCGCCTCCTGCGATCCGCTTGATGTCGGGTCCGTCGAGATGCCCGCAGTCGAGCCCTTGGCGACCGCATCCACATAGAAGCTAACCGTCCAGTCTCCGGCACTTCCCGAGCGCGTGACGACCACATGATGCCAATCCCCCGCCAAGGCCAGGCCCGCGGTGCTGCTGGCCACCGGTCCGGCGCCGGTGTGCCACATCTCCAGCTTACCGGAGGCAGACTGTCCATAACTGAACGAGTAAATCGCCGTGGAGCCCGTCGCATTGGCCACGATCGCATTCCCCGAATCGCTGTCCGCCTTGATCCATGCCGAGATGCTCATCTCGCCGGACAAGGCCAGCGTGGTGTCCTCATTGCTCAACGCCACGTAGTCATTGCTGCCGTCCAGCTGGTAATGGAAGCCGCCGATGAACAAGGTCTGCCGCAGCGTGATCTCAGCTGCCGTCAGCCGGCGGGCGTGCACCGAACATTGATCGATGTAAAACTCATAGTCCCCACTCTCATCCGTGTTCAACCAGGTGATCGTCCCCGTCGTATCCGTCAACTGCGCCACCGTCGATTCCCCCACCAGGGTCCCGTCCAGATACAGGAAGGCCTTTCCATCCCCATGCCCGAAAGCCACATTGCGCAGCTGCCCGCCAACCGTAACGGAGGTCGTGATGCTCACGCCGTTGTAGGTGTATTTCAGCTTGTTGTTCCCCAACCACTCCAGCTTGATCTTGCTCGTGCCGCTCAGGTAGTGGAACACCTTCACGTCCGAACCGCTCGTGTCCTGCGTCGTGAAGTTGATGTCAAAGCAGAAGGTCCGGTCTCCGTTCACCGGGAAGGCCGAACTCGTCAACTCCGCAAAGCTGCTGGCACCGAACCCGCAACGATTGCCCCGCGTTCCACCGCCCTCGATTGAAATCGAATAGCCGTTGTTCGAATCATCCAGGTGCCGCCCGCCGATGACATCCGCCACCTGGTATTCAGACCCAGTATCAATACCTTCCTCAAACAGGTATAGCGAATAGAGCCCGTCGTTCAAATCAGCGGGTTCAACGGCGGCCCCGGAGATCCGGGACAGCACGGGAACCTGCAGGAATGGGAGGGGCATGGCGGGAGTTGAGAGTTCGGCGTTGGATTACTGTTCGGTGTACCAGAGGGTGCCGGTGATGGAGGCGGCGGCGCTGGACAATGCCTCGATGTCATCGGCGGCCGGGGCGAGTTTGCCGTGGCCGTTTCCGAGGATCATCGTGTAGGGCGTATTGGCGGCGAGGGAGGGGGTGCGATAGAAAACGGTGTTGAGGGTGGCGGTCTGGAAGACCACCGCACTCGCAGCACTCACGCTGAATTCAACGGCGACCAGGCGCACGGTCTTGCCACTGGTGGCGGTGATGACGGTGGCCGCACTGCTTATGTCGATGGCCGCAAGATCGGCGGACTGGTCCCCGGCGTAGATGGGCACCGGTGAGTTTTCGGTTCCGGAGAGGGATATTCTTGAGTTCATATTACGTGGCAGTCAGGAGCTGGGAGTTGAGGGTTTGTATCAGGCGGCTACGCGCTGTCCGTTGCCGCTGGGCTGGCTGGCCCAGGGCACCCGGATGTTGCGGGTTTGCGATTGATCGATTTGAAGTTCTCGGATCTGGGATCGGAGTTCGGCCTGCGCCCGGTTGCGGTCAATGGCACCGTCCTGGTTCCCGTTGTGGTGCTCCTTCAGGCTGCCGGAGACGCCGAGGGCGAGGGCTTCGCGAAGGTAGCCGGGGATGAATTGTTTGCGCCACTTGCCGGGATGGGTGGCAGGGGATTGGCCGGCGGTGGTGGCGAGCACGGCCTGGTAGCAATGGCCATCGGTAAAGAGCATGGTGTCGTCGGCGCTGTAGGCGGTGGTGGCGCTGTAGGCGGTGTTGGACATCACCGGGACGCGCTCGCGGTATTCGAGCCAGACGGTGCCCTGCCGGAGGGGAGAGACGAATCCATTGACGAGCCGGGTGGCCTTGTGGCCAGCGTTGAATCCGTGGTGGCGGGGATCACTGGCAAAAATGTTGCGCACATGGCCAACGGGCCGTCGCCAGGTGGTGACGGTGCCGTTGGTGCTGGTGCTGGCGAGGTTAATGCCGGGGGTGAAGATGATGTCCGTGCCGCGCCATTCTTGCACGTCGGACTGCCAGAGGCCGTTCCATTCCTGATCGGTGACGTTTTGCAGGAGAATGGCCGCGCCGGGTTCGAGCGGGACTTCCTGGTTGCCGTAGACGAAGGCCTTCGGGGAGACGTAGGCGACGGAGGGTGAAGCGTCCAGCGCCCGGGCGGGTTCGCTCTGCTCGAAATCGATGCGCCAGTGGAAGGGGGTGCGAATGCCCCAGGCTCCGTCATTGCCGACGGGGGTTAAGGTGTTGGAATCCACGCGGCTCTGGTAGACGCGGCCGGTGGAGCGCAGGGTCACAAGGTCGCCCTGGGCATAGGTCTTGGTGGAATCCCAGTCGGAGGCGGTGAATTCGGTGGCGGACGTGGCCCAATGCTGGGCGTTGATGTTGTTGTCGGAATCGACGGGTTCGGTGCCACCGGTGCCGAGACATTCATAGTGCTGGTTGGTGGCGGGGTAATAAACGACATCCCCGGTGATGTAGCCACCGGCGGAGGACCAGACGGGGGCGAAGTGGCGCGGCTCGACGTGGGTGATGCCGGGCCACCAGGCGAACTCCCAGAATTTCTTGAGGCATCGGTTCAGGAAGAGCAGGGCGAGGTTCTGGTCCGTAGCCTTGGCCGCGGAGGTCCGCCCCGAGTAGGTCAGGGCGTCGTTCAGAACGTCGGTGAGGGATTCCTGGGTCATCGAGATTTATGGCTGATTCGGCTGACGATTTACGAATGGCCTGGTGCCCACGGTTGAACACAGACTGAATCGCTGGGTCTGGCACCGGCCCACAGCCAATAACCCGGCGCCGGTCATGCGATCCGCGTTCCTCTCACAATGGAACGGGTGTCTGTGTTCAACGGCGGGCACCGCGAGGGGGAGGGTCATATCCTGATGCACTCGCGGAGGTCGGGGTTGTCCTGCCGGAGTTTTCGGAGGTTGTTGTCGTCCTGCCAGAAATGTTCATCGACCTGTTTCCAGCGGAGGTAGTCATTGAGGGGCACCTGGGCGAGGACGCGGTGATCACTCTGGTTGTTCTGCGTTCGACGACTGGCCCGTTGGGCGACTTTGCGCCACCGCTTGGGCGCACTGTGCCGGACCCGGTCGAAATATTTGTGGAGGATGTTCCCCTCCTTCATTTCCTTGGACCACCATTCTTCAAAGGTAACGCCTTTAGGACCTTTCACGCGGATCGCCGGACCGCTCCGTGCCTTCACGTGGCCGCGGAGTTTCCCGGATCGGGAAGTCCCCTGTCCCCGGCCGGCCTGTTGGGAGGCCAACCGGGAAACAGAGGCGTATTTGGTCGCTTGGATGATCATACCTGCGCGAGCGCGCGAAGCGCTTTGGCCGGCACGCAATGCCTAAGCCTCGAGATCGGTATTGATCTTCGCAGCTTCAGCGATGTTGAGGTAAACCCACAACTTCCCGCCGGTGAGCGTGCTGCTGTTGCCGCCGGTCAGCTTGACCGTGCAGAGCAGATCGATCGCCGAGGTGGCCGCGTAGTTCAGGTTGTCGGCAGACACTGACTGCACGAGGGTCTTGCCTTCGTCGGTCGTGTCGAAGCAGTTCGCCGTGTCCAGGATGCGGTCGGTATCGCCGGTCAACCCCAATTCCACGGTGGCCGCGGAGACGGATCCGCCGTTGAGGCCGTCCTCGACCACCACGAAACAGCCGGCAGGGAAGACGATGTCTCCCTTGGCGAGTGATTTCAGGGTGATGGTTTCGGTCGTGGCCGCTGCGTCGAAGTCTCCATTGGTGTAGGAAACCTCGGCGAAGTGGGTGGCCCCGTTGAAATCGCCGGGGCATTTGATGCGTTGAATGTTCATGATTCGTTCGTTCTTCGTTGAGAGTTGATAGTGTCTTGAGTTGATCGCAGGCGGGGTTGCCCCCGCCTTGATCGATTATTCGTAGATGATGCCTCCAGCCAGGGGGTTGAGGTTGAGGGAGGCGAACATGGCCCGCGCCCAGCCCCAGGGACCGGCGCCTTCGTCGTCCGGATGATCCTCGGTGACGAGGTCTTCCATGAAATGCAGCTCCCAATATTCGCTCTGGGCGAGGACACCGGCGTTGCCGGTTCCGGCACCAGCCGCATCGACCTTCACGAATTCGTCCGGGATGAGTTCAACCCGGGCGAAGGAGGAATCGAAGATCGTGACCGTGAGGTTGATCTCGTGGGAATCCGCGTTCTGGTTGACGAGATAACGGTTGTTGGTGCTGCTCGGCTGGATGCGCGAGAAGTTGTCCACCGTTTCCTGCACGTCGTTGCCGCAGTAAAGCTGCAGGGTCTGCTTGGATCCGTGCTGGCTCTTGATGTTCTTGAGCGCCTTGTTGAACGCATCCTCGGTGAAGAGGGCGTTCGTGGTGGTGCTGCTGTGATCGATGTTGTTGCCGGCGGGCGTGCGATAGCCTTCGGGCACGAGCAGGTTGCCGGCGCCCCCGGCGGTGCTGTGCCAGTCAAAGGCGCCGCGGCTGCGCATGTCATCGTCCGAAGTGCCCTCGTTGGGGGTGTTGTCCGAAAGGAGGATGGCTTCCATGTCGCGCTTGCCTTCGGTGATCATTTTGGCCTTGGCGCGTCCGGCCTCGTTGTTGACGGCCGCCTGGCCACCGTTCTTGGCGATGGCGGATTGGACTTCACCCACGGCCCATTCATCGAACCAGCGATGAACATTGTTCTTCACCTTGGCGCGATTCTTGGCCTTGTTGTTGGACTTGGTCGCCTTCTCGCCTTCCTTGGTGCCGCTCTTGCGGGCAGGCCGTAGGTCGTCAACGAGGGTCTCCACGGTCGTGGACTTGGCGCCACTGATCTTGCGGATACTGGAGAGGAAGGGCGTTGCTTCCGGCTCCACGGTTGTGATTTTGTCGAGTATGTATTCCCGACGCCCACCGGCCACGCCGGGGTCTTGAGAGGTTGTCTGAGGCATGTCAGTTCTTTCTGTTATCTTGCTCTTGCATTCACGAAACGCCTACCAAGCCACCCGCTTCGCGGGTTCACCGGGGCCAGTTGAGTCATCCGGCCATTCCCACGGCGAATTCCTCGGCGAGGGCCTGCCTGGTGCCGGTCTGGCGGGTCTTTTCCCGGGCGGCGGCCAATCGATCGACCTTGCCTTTGCGGGGCTGGGCCGGAGGGGTGGACGGTTGAGGGGTTGGGGCACTGCGCCCGTGCACCTTCTTCAC